CATTAAATATTACATCCAAGTGTAAAGAAAGACTAAGAAAAATTACTCCCCCCAAAGCATATTCATATTTTGGTACTATTACAAAAAGATGGCTTATTTCATATAATGATAAAAATTATAAAAATAGAAAAAATAGAATTTCTGTTGATAGTATAAAAGAAAATAATGAAATAGATCACAATTTGATTTATGAAAAAGATAAAAGTGTAGATAAATTATACTTTTTTATAGATGAATATGTAAAATATTGTGATGAAAATTTATATAATATTTTTCCACCAAAAATAGATAAAAAAACAAAGAAACTTACCTTTCAGGAAGAAGTACAGATAGCAGATGCTATTTTACAATTATTTAAAAAAAGAGATTCAATTGATATATTTAATAAAAAAGCATTATACATCTATATTAGAGAAATAATAGATGTTAAGACTCCTAAAATAACTAAAGTTGCTAATATATTATCTGATATTTTTAATAGAAATTATTTATTTTATTTAGAGCATAATTATATAAAATTTGAATAAATTTAATATTTATATAAAAATGATATATTATGAGTCAACTAGATCAAATAATTTTTGGAAAAAAATCATTTTCTGAACTTTTAAATGAAATATATAGTAATTCTAAAAATAAAGAAAAACAAATATCCACACTTATATCTGAATTAAAACCTTTGATAAATGATATAGGGGATGCTACATTAATTGTTCCTTTAATAAAAGAATATTTAGAAATAGGAGTAAAGAATGATGAACAGTTAATAAAAATGGCCGCAATTGTACAAAGAGCTTTATTAAATAATTCTAATGGAGAAGAAGGTTTTATAATAAGTGATTCTGAAAAAGCTCAACTTCTTGAAGAGATAAATAAAATAAATCAAGAAAAATAATGTATAGGTATGGATTTGCTGGGTTAAAAAAAGTAGTTTCCAATCCTAAAACTACAGTAACTTCTATTCCTCAATATTCTGCAGTAAGAGTAAAAGATATAATTTTAGATAGTTCTCACCCATTATTTGAACAATATGGAGGTTGGAATTCAATAGGAACTATATTTTATGATCAAGTCTCTTCTCCTACTCCATTACCACCAACACAGTTACCATACGCCCTTCCATTTTTTTCTAATATAAAAAATTATCCATTAATAAATGAAATAGTATACCTACTTCTACTCCCAGATTTATCTATAGATCAATCAACGGTTAGTAAAATATCTTATTATTTTACTCCATTAAACATATGGAATAGTCAACATCATAATGCTTATCCTGATAACATATATGAAGATAATATTCCTGAATCTTTACAAAAAAACTATATTCAAACTTCACAAGGTTCACCAAATATAGTTCCAAATAATGAAGCTGGAATAAATTTAGGGCAAACATTTAAAGAAAAATCAAATATTAATCCTCTTCTTCCATATGAAGGAGATATGATATTTGAAGGTAGATGGGGAAATTCAATAAGAATAGGAAGTACTGTAAAAAATTCTAATATAAAAAATTTATGGTCTTCTTTTGGAGATGATGGTGATCCTATAATTATTTTACGAAATGGACAAGGAGTTAAATCAAATAATGGTTGGGAAAATATTTTAGAAAACATAAATGAAGATTTAAGTTCACTATATATAACATCTAAACAAAAAATTCCAATTAATGTATCATCTAAAAGATATAGTTCTTTTTCTACCAAACCTACTGATCCTCAAGAATATAATAATAATCAAATAATCCTAAATTCAGGACGAATATTATTAAATTCTAATTTAGATCATATATTATTAAGTTCTATAAAAAGTGTAGGATTTTCATCTATAGAATCTGTAAATGTAGATACAAATATATTTGTTGTAAACTCAACTAAATCATATTTAGGCTCAATTAAAGCTACTGAACCTATCCTATTAGGAAACCAAACCACAGATTTACTAAAACAGCTTATTTCAAATCTTCAAGAATTTATGCAAGTATGTTCTATATTAGCATACGGAAAAGAAGGAACTCCTATTACTCAATTAAACTTAATATCTGCAGAAGTAAAACTTGTTTTAGATAATCTTATAACCAATATAGATTCAATAAAATCTAAAAATAACTTTACAACATAAATGGAAATTATATACAGATTTAAAATTTTAGATTCTGAAACAAATTTTCCATTAAAAGAATCTGTTGTGAATATATTTTCTCCACCTGTTCCATTAATTAAAATAGGACAACCTGATGAAAGTGGGGAAGTAATGATTAAAAAATTAGATAGTGAATTTTTAGGATATATTAATACTGGTAATATTCCATATGGATTTAGAATTCAATCAAATGGTTATAAAGATGTTAATATATTTGCTTTAGATGAAGCTGAAAATCCTATAGTTAATAATTATATAGATTTAGGAAACATATATTTAACTAAATCAAAATTAGATACTAATAAAGCCAATACATTATTACAAAAAGCTAATGCTGGTGAAATAGAAAGAAATTCTCCATCAAGTATAAAAATAAAAGGAGAAGGTAAATTAGTTCAAATTTTGACTAAAAATACTATTGATTTAAAATCTCAATTAGTACCTCCAATTTTAGATTTAATATCAAGTTTTGGTATATCTCAATTAGATCAAATATTATCAAACCCTAACATATATCAAGATCCTAATCAACTTTCACAATTACTAAAAACAATTCCTAAACAATGTCCTAGTAATATTAATGAAATAATTCAAAAAAGAAATCTTCTTGTAAAACAACTAAACACAGCATATACTTCTATAACTATAGTTTCTACTTCTTTAACAGGATTAAATACTCTTATAGAAATATTCCAAACAGTAATCCCAATATTTTCAGCACTTCCTATTCCTAACCAATTTACTACAGTAGGATTAGTAATAACTCTTAAAGAAGCTCAAGATAAACTTAAAGATTTCTTATCAACATTATCAACAGTCACAAGCTCAGCAGCTTTAGTATTAGCTATTATGGCTAATGTTTTAAAACTATTAATAACATTGTTACAAATGTTAGATTTATTAATAAAAGATTGTTCTGAAGAACAGAATATACCATTTTCTGAAGTAAATAGTGAAATTTCATCATTAACTTCTAATCAAGCCATAATAAATATGCAGTCTCAACAAGTTACATATCGAGGATTTATTTTAGAAGTAATTTTGGAACCCACAACAGAAGACATAACTTATCCTAAAAGAAGAGCAGTAGCTAAAAACACAACAGGAGTTATAATATTGAAAGGAGAAGCATCCTTTTCCTCAGATATTCAAGTACTCATAGATGAATTAAAATTTATAATTGATTCTCAACCTAATTTAAGACCTGAATAAATTAAATATTTATAATCATGAATAAACTAGAATTTAAAAAACTTATTAAAGAAGCCGTAAAAGAAGTTATAGCTGATGATTTTAAAGAAATAATTAAAGAATCTCTTATAGAAATTCTTTCTACCCATACTAATAATACTCCTAAAAAATCACCACAAGTTTCAATTAAAGAACATATGATTTCTCCAATAAATTTAAATTCTTCACCTAAATTTCAATCAACTGGAGATCCTATTAAAGATATATTAAATGAAACAGCTAAATCCTTTGGTAATAGTGATTGGAAAAATTTTTCAAATCACACAACAGACTCACTAAATAACTTTAATCCAGGAGTTAATGTTAATACTGCTACAGAAGGTAGTAGTTTACCTGCAGGTGAAGTTAGTTTAGATCAAATAATGGGATTGATAAAATAATGGCTATAAGAATTCCAAATAAAAATCCTTTAGAAGTCCAAGCAAGAAATGGAATAGGAATAGCTTTACCATTAAATGGATCTGCAATATTTAAAACAACATATACTACTAAAGATACTATTAAAAATAATTTAATCAATTTTATTTTAACCAATCAAAATGAAAGAATATTTAATTTAAATTTTGGTGGTAATTTAAGAGCACAATTATTTAATCAACTTACTCAAGACAATGTGGATAATCTTTTATTAAATATATCTTCCCAAATATCATTATACTTTCCTCAAGTTAACATACTTGAACTCTTAGTAACCCCTATTCCAGATGCTAATCAATTAAAAATAAATTTAACGTATAGTGTAACAAATGGAGGAATAACAGATAATATTGAATTAACTTTTAGCTAATGGCAACAAATAAAGACATAAAATATCTAAATCGTGATTTTGCTAGTTTTAGGCAAAAATTAATAGACTATTCTAAAACATATTTTCCTACAACATATAATGATTTTACTCCTTCTTCCATAGGGATGATGTTTATGGAAATGTCTTCGTATGTAGGAGATGTTTTAAGTTTTTATCTTGATACTCAAATACAAGAAACTTTTATACAATATGCTAAACAAAAAGAAAATTTATTTAATTTAGCATATATGTTAGGTTATAAACCTAAAGTTACAACTGCCGCAACTGTAAATATAGATATTTATCAAATAGTACCTTCTATCCTTTCAGGAAGCCAATCAGTTCCTGATTTTGATTATGCTTTATATATAAATAAAAATGCATTAATTCAATCTAATTTAACTAATGGAGGTACATTTTTAATTGAAGATGATATAAATTTTACATATTCCTCATCATATGATCCTACAGAAATATCTGTATATCAAATAGTAGGAAATGAACCTAGTTATTTTCTTCTTAAAAAATCTAGAAAAGCAATATCTGCTAAAATAAATTCAACAAATGTTTCATTTAACGCTCCTGAACAATTTGCCACAATAGAAATAAATAGTTCTAATATAATAGGGATATTAGATATAATGGATAATAATGGAAACGAATGGTATGAAGTTCCATATTTAGCTCAAGAAACAATATTTAATTCTATAAAAAATATAAATGTAAATGATCCTAATTTCAGTATATATAATGATGTTCCTTATTTATTGAAATTAGAAAAAATACAAAGACGTTTTTCAACCAAATTTCTTAAT